TTTGAAGATTGCAAACTCAAACCAGCTCACGGCCATGGCCATGCTGGAAAAACTCAAGACGTATTCCACGGTTGCATCTTCCCCCGGCAAAGCCGTTCAGGTATCTTCGCCCGAAGACATTGGATATTATTTGAATCAGGCTTCGCTGAGACTCACCGGCAAGCCCATAACAAAAGCAATGGCCGATCGAATGATTGCACAGTTCCAGCAAAGAGAACGTCAAGCAGCTGCACAAAATGTGGATGCCCCAAACATTCAGGTTGCTTCTCAGTCAATGATTAGTCAAGCAAAGCCAGAACAAACCGCTGGCTATTCCGTTGGAAAAGCAATTGAGATTGCATTCCGAGCACTGGCTGGTAGCTGATGGCAAGCGGTCGCGACCAATACATCAAGGAGCAGCTTGCCGAACGCAACCTGAAAGACACTACCGCCAACAGAAATAAGTTGGGCAAGCAGTACGACAAGATTTACATTGGCGGTTCGAAGAGTGATTGGCGAACGTATTTTAAACTTCAGTTCCCACAACTTGCAGACATGCTCGATGGGGCCGAAGGCGAAAAGAATGCCAGAGCCGTATTCGGTGATCTCATTGATTTGTTCATTGAGGTTGCAACGAATCCAGGTGACTTTGATCTAACTAGTGATGCCGGTGTTGATGCGTTTGTACGCAGGGTCAAGGGCACGCAGTACGCAATCAAAACCACGGAATCTCAGGCAAAGTGGGATGCCCTAGATACGGCAGAAAAAGAACGTCAGCTTCAGAGCACCCGACGCGCAATCTCCACGGCCTTTGCTTCATCCCAATTGACAACCACGGAACTTGGTGAACTTGCAACCTTGGCCCTCAGAAATGGATATAGCGAACTTGAGCTGAAGTACGCAGTGGCAACAAAGCTTGGCCAACGTGCGGGAGACAAAACGCTTTTCGAAACGGATGACGCCAACAAATTGCGCAACACACTCAGGTCCTACAACTACAAAGTAAGCGATGAGCTGTTCTCCGCAGCACTCACCGGAGAAGAAGTCAATGGAGTTCCACAGAGCGCGGAGCTTTTAATCAGCAAAGCAAAGAACAAAGCCAAGCTGGATCTACCCGCCTATGCACAGTACATAGATCAAGGATTCACGGTGGACGACATCTTTGAACCGTTCAAAGATATAGCAGCAAAAACTTTGGAACTAAACCCAATTGAAGTAAGCTTGAACGACGACAAGTTCATGCGAGCAATTAAGGGCAAAGATGACGGGACACAGTATTCTGGGAACGAATGGATTCGTTTGCTCAAAACAGACCCCGATTATGGATGGCAGTACACCAATCAGGCCAATCAGCAAATCAACAGCGTCGTGTCCAAACTTGAGCGAGCCTTTGGATTAATGCGATGACAGATCTTTCGGGATTTATCCGTAAGGACGATCCGCGTCTAGCCGATTTCACTCCAGAGGAAATTGCCCGTGGGGTACCAGACCAGGTAAAACAGACTCCTGCTGAAATACTTGCCGAACAAAACGCTGCCCGTTTGGGGGAGGTGGCCGGTGCAGCAGATGTAGCAGGAAGTTTTGTTACCGGCGAGGAGCAAGTACGCGTTGATGAAATCTTGGCTGGGGTACAAAGCGGAAAGTACTCAGCGGAGGATGCCCTGAGTGCGCTTTCGGCTATTGAGACTGTTGGTCGCGCCCGCTTTGACGATGACACGGACGAAGACCCGGACGAAGACCCGCCCATCGAGGATCCAGCAATCACACTTGCTCGTCAACAGCAGGCCCAAGGCAGAACAGATGCCTTTTCTTCTCTTAGGGCTCTCTTGAGCCGGGTTGGTCTTTCGGAATTGGAGGGTGCGGTTCAGGACATAATTACATCCGGTCGCGTGAATATTGAGGACCCCAATGCAATTATGTTTGCCCTGCGAGAGCAACCGGCGTACCAGCGCCGTTTTGCGGCAAATAAAAAGCGCATAGAACTTGGATTGCCAGAACTATCGCCAGAAACATACATTGGCTTGGAGGAACAGTATCGCCAAATTCTTGCGTCCAATGGTTTGCCCATTGGTTTTTACAACGATCAAACCGACTTTGAAAAATTTATTGAGGGAGACGTTTCTCCAGCGGAACTCCAGTCTCGAATTCGTGATGGATATGCCAAAGTGATGGACGCTGATCCAGCCGTGGTTCAGCAAATGAGGGAGCTGTACGGAGTATCCCAGGGAGATCTGGCTGCATACTTCATTGACCCTGAAAGAACCAGACCACTACTAACTGCTTCGGATTATCGTCGCCAAGCACAGGCTGCTGCAATATCGGCTCGAGGCTTGGAACAGGGCGACCTGCAACTAACCAGTGCATCCGCTGAGGATTTGGTCAGGCGTGGTATCACCCCAGAACAGGCAGGAGCCAGGTTTGCCGAGCGTGCCCGTTTGTCTGGTCTGTTTCAGGAAATGACCGGTGAACAGGCATTGACCGAAGAGCAGAAGCTGGGTGCAACATTTGGATACGACGTAGCGTCCCAGGAGGAACTGGAGCGCCGCCGAGCACAGCGCGTTGGGCAGTTCCAGGGCGGCGGCCAATTTTCCCGAACAACTGGCGCAACTTCCGGCACCATCGAGACCGGGTTGGGGATGGCCCAATAGCCTGTTGACAAACACCAATATGTGTGTATACTTATTGGTGCAGCCCTCGGACTACCTCCGGTCCGGGGTGGGCAGTAGGAGTGTGGGTTATGTCAAACGTTCAAGACGACTTCGATAACGAGGCGGCAGAGCAAACCGAAAAGAATCCAGTTCGAGCAAGAATGCGAGAAATGGAATCTGAACTAAAGACTCTTCGCGAAAAAGCGGCAGAGGCAGAAAAGCTCCAGCGTGAACTGGCCTTCTCAAAGGCAGGAATTCCGATGGACTCGCCAATGTCGAAATATTTCGTAAAGGGCTACGAAGGTGAGTTCACGCCAGAGGCAATCCGAAAGGCTGCCGAAGAAGCAAATCTCGTCCAACCCGCAAAGACGACTGTCGATGACTCCGAGCAAAAAGCCTGGAGCAGAATGCAGAAGGCAAGCACTAGCGGCGAGACAAGCGATCCGATTGTCGACTGGAACGTCAAGCTGAATTCAGCTCGTAATCAAGACGAGGTGATGCAGATCATGGCTCAAATGAGACAAGAAGCAGAAAACATCTAGCCCACAGTAAACCTGTGGGAGAAAGACCACAGGTAAAAAAGTGGCCCTAACACAAACATCAAGCCTGTCAACCGACCAGGTTGCATTTGACCGAATTGCGTACTTCGCACTTCGCAGCGAACTTTTGTTCGACGGAGTTGCCGACGTCATGCCGGTCGCACAGGCAATGCCGGGTTCGGCAGTTACCTTCACGACGTTCAACGACATCGCTGAAGCAACTAGCGCACTCAGCGAAGCAACCGACGTAACGCCCGTTGCGTTGAGCGATAGCCAGACGACCGTGACGCTGGTTGAGTACGGCAACGCCGTCTCGACGACCGCCAAGCTGCGTGGAACTTCGTTCCTCGACGTGGATGCGGCAGCCGCCAACATCGTCGGTTACAACGCCGGTATCTCGGTTGACTCAATCATCCGTGACGTTCTTGCCGGTGGCACGAACGTGGTGTACGGCGGTGGCGGTTCATCCACCCCGTCCTCGCGCACCACGATTCAGGCCGAGGACATCATCGAGGCCAACGACGTTCGCAAGATCGTTGCTGCTCTCCGCAAGGCCAACGCAGTGTCGTTCAACGGCATGTACATGGCATTCATCCACCCCGACGTTTCGTACGATCTTCGTCGCGAGACGGGCGTTGCCTCATGGCGCGACCCGCACGTGTACAGCGATCCGGCAAACATCTACATGGGTGAAGTCGGTGCGTTCGAAGGTGTGCGTTTCGTTGAGACGCCGCGAGCCAAGGTGTTCGCAGATGCTTCGGACGGTTCCGGTTCGGCTGGCACCATCGACGCGTACTGCACGCACATCATGGGCCGTCAGGCACTGGCCAAGGCGCACAGCATCGTGGACGGCAACGGTCCGTTCCCACGCGTCGTGCGTGGTCCGGTGACCGACACGCTGTACCGCTTCCAGCCAATCGGCTGGTACTGGCTCGGTGGCTACGGTCGATTCCGCGAAGCTTCGCTGCGTCGTATCGAGTCGTCGTCCAGCATTGGCGACAACGCCTAATAACGAATGTGGGGGGCGGGGTTTCCTCCCCTGCCCCGTCCCTCACTTCGAATTCTGTGGTAAGGTGAACGCATGTCAATCTCCAATTACGCCGAGAACAAACTTCTCGAAACAATTTCTGGCACGTCTTTTTCTGTTGGTGCTACCTATCTAAAGCTGCACACGGGTGATCCGGGTGAGGCTGGTACCGACAATGCAGCCACTGAAACAACCCGAAAGGTCGTGAGCTGGAGTGCTGCATCAAGCGGCAGCATGGCTACGTCAGGCACCGCTGAGTGGACCAACGTGTCTACCACGGAGACGTACAGCCACTGGTCGCTGTGGGACGCGTCAACTTCGGGCAACTGCCTGTGGTCTGGTGCCCTTTCTTCTTCTGCTGCTGTTACGGCTGGAGACACGTTCCAAATCACCGCGCTGACGCTCAGCCTCGATTGAGGTGAGGTAGCCAATGGCTACTGGTGAACTTGATTTCACAATCTCTTTTGTAGACACGCCGTCTTTCTATAGGGGCGCTGTAGTAAAGACAGCCACCGGATCTGGTGTTGGTTCATCATCAGCAAATGGGGTGCGAGTTGTTCCACGAACAGCTACCGGTTCTGGAAGCAGTTCTTCTACTGCTACATACTTAGAGGTACTACCACGATTGGCCACGGGCAGTGGTCAGGGAACTACTGGTGGTGGTGCAACCGGCTTGCTTACGGCAAAAAGAACCGCAACTGGTTTTGGTATTGGATCATCTACTGTTGTTCAATTCTGGGGCAGAATTAGAATTGCAAGCGGTTCTGGCACCGGCACATCTCTTGTTCTTTACAGAAGTGAAATGTTTAGAACTGCCACTGGTTCTGGCAACGGAGCTGAGTCGGCATCGGGGCGCAAGGTATACAGAAGAACTGGAACTGGTTCTGGTGCGGGTACTCAGTCCCTTGCCTCTTTCTATAAGGTATTGTTCTTCCGCCCCCCAACCGACGACTTTGTGCGATGGGCAGAATTCAACGGCACCGGATTGGGCAACAGGCTGTTTCGCTTTGTGGTGCCCGGACCAAGGGGTCGAAACGTCTACAAGCTGACTGACTCGAGCTTCACGGAAGCTGAACAACGTGACCTATCTGTTGTCTCCAAGGTGTACTATGGTGGACACGATAACCCAATTACGCAGTCAGAAAAAGATGAACTAATTGGTGCTGGATACGGGGATTACGTAACCTGATAGGGGATTATGAAGCACGCAGAAAAACATCCAACCCTTGACATTGATGGCTGCTTTGCTTGTCGTGTTAGCCACGTCAGAATGTCTGGATCAGCTATGCCAACCCGCAAAAATGTTCAGGAGTTAAACCGCAAAGAAAAGCTGTTGGACAAAGATCTTGACGCTTACAAACGGGTGCGCAAGACTGGTGGTCAACCAAATCAAATTGATGGGGCAGCACGTTGGGAGGCAATGAGTGGCTAAGACTCCGGCGTGGCAACGCAAAGAGGGCAAGAACCCAAAGGGTGGGTTGAATGCCAAGGGCAGGGCATCAGCAAAGCGCCAAGGCATGAACTTAAAGCCACCCGTTTCGGCTAAGCAAGCCAAGAAATCACCCAAGGCTGCAGCTCGACGCAAATCATTCTGTGCTCGTATGTCCGGTATGCCAGGGCCAATGAAAGACAGCAAGGGTCGTCCCACGCGAAAAGCTTTGGCTTTGCGCAAGTGGGACTGTTAGAGTAATATTCATAAGTCAAACCACTAGATAGGAGCATTTATGCCAAAGGTTGGTAAGAAAGAGTATCCGTACACCGCCAAGGGAATGGCTATGGCCAAGGCCGAAGCCAAGAAGACTGGCAAGAAAATGAAGACTGGCAAGAAGAAGTGAAGAAGAAATCAAAGACATCTTCAAAACCTGCCAAAGAAATGGCTGGTGCCCCCAAGGCAAAGAAAGGCAAGCGCACGATGAAGTCATCGGCAAAAGCGCAAGCCGGTTCATTCCCAGGCTATGGAGGATATTCCTACTAAATGACTACGGTTGCGACGGTCCTCAACAGGGCTTCGCGTCAGATGTTGGCAGGGGTCGTTGAAGAACGCAACAAGTTGGCGGCAAGCCTTGATAGTAGTGCAACGAGTGTTGTCACTACTTACGATTTGGGCGGCCTTCGTACTGGTTCTGTATTCGAAATTGAATCAGAACTTTTCTATATTTGGGATGCGAACCCTGCTTCCAAAACGCTTACGGTTGAACGCGGTTATGCAGGCACTACTGCAACATCTCATGATTCGGGGGCGATAGCAACGCTTAGCCCGAGATTCCCAAGGGCACAAATGTTTGATGCCGTCAATGCCGAATTGGACGATCTATCATCAACATTAAATGGTTTGTTTCGCGTTGTTGCCGTTGATCTTAGTTATAACGGTTCAGACCGACAAATTAATATTACGGGTTCCGGAACAATTATCGAACTCTTAGATGTTCGTTTTCGTTATTTATCTGACGAACAACCAGTGGTTCATGGAGTCCGTTTGCAGACCGGTTTGTCAACTTCAGATTTTGCGTCAGGAAACT